CGCCAATCCGGCGCCCGTTGAAGACGTGGAAGACACGTTGGAAAACGAAAACACCGTCACGCAAACGCGCGCCGAAATCCGCGACATCATCAAGCGCGCGGGCGGCACGTCTGAACAAGCAGACGAGCTTATCGACCAAGACGCCACGGTCGAACAAGCGCGCGCTGCGGCCTACGAGCTTATGACGGCTCGCAGCAACGCCGCGCCGCGTGTCCGCATCATCGCCAGCAACGATGACCCGGCGGTCACGCTGGAGCGTCGCGCGGAAGCGCTCGCGACTCGTGTTGGCGGCGGCAAGCCGTCCGATGCAGCCCGCGCGTTCGTTCCGTATTCGCTCGTGGATCACGCCCGCGACATGCTCGAAGCGCAAGGCGTGCGCGTTCGTGGCATGACGGCCGAAGCGATCCTGACCCGTGCGATGCACACCGTTTCGGATTTCCCGGAACTGCTGACCGGCACGGGCGCCCGCCTGTTGAAGCCGGCCTATGAGGCCGCGACTTCGCCTCTCGTGGCGCTGGCGCGCAAGGTCACGGCTTCCGATTTCCGCACGCAAGCCATGCTGCAACTTGGCGAGATGCCGAAGCTGGGCAAGGTCACGGAGTCGGGCGAAGTCAAAAGCGTTTCGCGCGGCGAAGCGAAGGAGTCGTGGGCTCTCGATACCTACGGCGCCATTTTCTCGCTGAGCCGGAAGGCGCTTATCAATGACGATCTGAACGCCTTCGCGGACTTCGCGAGCGCGGCCGGTCAAGCTGCGGCTAACACCGTGGCGGATTTGATCGTTACGGCGCTCACGCAGTCGAACGGCGCCGGCCCGATCATGGGCGACACCGTTCGTCTGTTCCATGCGGATCACGGCAACATCGACTCGACGGGGCAAGCTATCGACGTTTCGAGCGTGAGCGCCGCGCGTGTCGCTATGATGACGCAGACGGGCGTTGACGGTTCGACGCTGATTAGCGTCCGCCCTGACACGCTTATCGTGGCGCCGTCGCAATTGACTGCAGCGGAGCAATTCGTCGCGAGCATCACGCCTGCGCAAACCGACGATGTGAACGTCTTCTCCGGCAAGCTCACGGTTGTTTGTGAGCCGCGCTTGGAAGCGGTCAATCCGTTCGACTGGTATCTCGCGGACTCGCGTTTGCCTGCGCTCGTGCTTGGCGGCTTGGCCGGCAACGAAGGGCCGCAGATTGCGAGCCGTGACGGCTTCGAGGTCTTGGGCCGCGAGTTCCGCGTTACCCTCGACGTGGGAGTCGGCCCGAACGATTGGCGCGGCTGGTATCGCCAAGGCGGTCACACCGACTCGAATAGCGCGGGCATCTAATGTCGGCTCTTTCGATCCCCGAACTGCAAACCGCGCGCGACGATCTCATTCGAGCGCTCGCGCGCGGCGTGCTCTCCGTAACCGACTCCAATGGCGAAGCCGTCACTTACGCTTCGCCCGCAGCGATGCAACGCGCCATCGCTCACTTGGACTCGCGTATCGCGGCGATGCAGTCGGCGGCTCCGAACGTGATCCGATTCCAAACCTCGAAAGGAACCTGAAATGAAAAACTTTGTGCAGCCGGGCAACAACATCACCGTTGCGGCCCCTTACGCGGTCGATAGCGGCGAAGGCGTGCTTATCGGCCAATTGTTCGGCGTGGCCTGTGGCGACGCTGAGAACGGCGCGGACGTGGACATCGCCACGACCGGCGTGTTCGACATGGCGAAAGACGCAGACGATGTGTTCGCGAGCGTCGGGGCCCCGGTCTATTTCGATACGGCGACCAAGACGGCACGTTCGCATGGCGAGAACGACTCCAACTCTGCGGGCGATTCCGAAGCCTGCATTGGCGTCACCATCGCCACGGCCGGCGCTGGCGCTTCCACCGTGCGCGTCCGCCTGGGCGTGCCTGTGGCGCTCGCCTAAGCATGTCGCGCGGACACCTATCGGTTTATGCGGACGGCGCCGCCGCCCTAGCTCGTGCGCGTGAGCGTTCGGCGAAGGCGGCGGCGCTCTGTCTCGACGATTGGTTGACGCCGGGCGAAGCTGGCGAGCGCGTCGGCGTATCGCTCCCCACGATTCAGCGCGCGGCGGCTCGCGGCGACATCGAGTCCGCTTACGACGGCGACTGCAACAAGCTGCGTATTGATCCTCTGAGTTTGGAGCGCTGGGCGCGTCGCCTTCGCCTTATCGCATGATCTGAAAGCGACAACGCCGCGAGCCCTTGGAGGGGGCTCACGGCGAAGACGAGGGCCCGGCGGGGGCCGGATTATCGGGGAACCACTCCCCTAACAAAACGGCCAATGGAGGGCCGCAGCTATGACTAGAATTGGCAACAGGCGGGTGACTTGTGAACGCCCCGCCAAAGAAAAAGAGCCGCTGCGCTACATCGACTCCCCGGCATACGATTTGCCGGCCGATCCGGCCGCGCGCGCTCGCGCCATTTCCGAAATTGCAGCCGAGCGCCGCCAGTATCCCAAGCTCGCGAAGATGCACGATAGCCAAACCGCACGCATGGCGTGGATTGCTGGTTTGATCTCTGATCGCCGCCGCCGGCTCGAATGCCCTGACATCAATTTGCGCCGTCATCCGCACTTGCGGGCCGTGATCGCAGGGGAAATCCGCCGCGACGAAAAAGAGTTGGCCGAACTTTGCGACGGTGACGGCGACTATCTGCAAGCCTGGTTGGACTACGGCGAGCGGAAGGCGCGGCCGGCGCCGACGCTGGAAGACGTGCAACGCGGCGCGGCCCGCTATCGCCGCTATGGGAGGGCCGCGTATGCGCAGCATTGAAGACCTATTGGGCCCGGCACCCGACGAACGCGAAGAGACCCGCAACGCCGCGATTGCGCGGTTGAACAAGCGTCACGCGGTTGTCGCGCATGGCGGCCAAGTCCGCGTCATCCGTGAAGATGGCGCCGGCGGCTTCACGATGGAATCCGTCCGCGCCTTCGAGGATTGGTATGCGAACGATGTGATTTGGGAGGAAGGCAAGGCCGGCCCCATCGCCACGCCCGTTTCCTCTGTGTGGTTCGCGAGTCCCCAGCGCCGACAATACGAACAGATTGTCCTAGACCCCCGCGGGAAGCGCCGCGGCGCTTACAATCTGTGGAAGGGATTCAGCGTCGCCAGCGAACGCGGCGACTGCAGCCTCTTCCTAGACCACTTGTTCGACAACGTGTGCGGCGGCGACGAAGCGCTCTACACTTGGCTTGTCGGCTGGATGGCGCATCTCGTGCAGCGCCCCTGGGAGAAGCCGGGAACGGCCGTTGTGTTGAAGGGAGAGAAGGGAGTCGGCAAATCCATTGTCGGCGAAATCCTGGGCACCTTGATCGCGCGCCACTTCCTGACCGTGACGCAGCCGCGCCATCTCGTGGGCAATTTCAACAGTCATCTAGCGACGGCCGTGCTCGTGCTCGTGGAGGAAGCGTTCTGGGCTGGCGATAAGGTCGGCGAAGGCGTGCTGAAAGACCTAATCACCGGCCCGCGTATCATGCTCGAAAAGAAGGGCGTGGACGCGATTCCGCTCGACTCCTTCCATCGCTTTATCATCACGTCGAACGCCCATTGGGTTGTGCCCGCGACGCACGACGAACGGCGCTTTGCCGTCTTCAACGTAGGCGACGCTCACAGGCAGGACGGCCCTTACTTCGAGGCGATCAAGCGCGAGATGGAGCGCGGCGGCTATGAAGCCTTGCTGCACTATCTGGGGCGGTTCGATCTCTCGTGCGTGGACGTGCGCCGCGTGCCCAACACTGAGGGCTTGACCGAACAGAAGCTAGCCGGCCTGCGCAACGTGGAAGCGTGGTGGTGGGAGACGTTGGCGGCTGGCGATCTGACCGATTGCCGGCATGGCGCCGAGTGGAATGCAGCGATCCGCGTGGAAGCCGACGATCTGCGGACCTATTACAAGACGTGGATGCAGCCCCGCCGCACGCATGGCGATGTCCTAGGCGATGTGCATTTTGCGAATCGTCTCGCTGCGATGTGTCCCAGGTTAGAGCACAAGCGCGCGCGTGTGCGCGGCGGACGAGTCTATTTTTACGAGTTGCCGGCGCTCGCAGCGTGCCGCGAAGCCTTCGAGTCGTGGTGCAATAGCGCCATTGATTGGGAAGACGCACCCTAACAAAGCGAAATCGCGCGACTGTCCCTAGTGCGTCCCAGGTGAACTGCAATCACCTGGGACGGCTAGAGCCCGTGTGAATCAAGGCTTTTATCTCACTGTCCCAGGTGTCCTAGGTGTCCCAGGTAAAATAACGCTATGCGCGCACGCACGCACACGCGCACACGCGCGCATACATTCTTGCCAAACCACCTGGGACGGGACGGACACCTGGGACAGCACGTCGATAGGTTCTTTCCGAGGCGCCGGCGTCGGGGGTCCATTGAGCCCCGGCATTTCGCTCTGCGATTCAGATTCAGATTTGGATTCTAGATTCGTGGCGCCGTGTGGTGTCGGCTTCGCGTGCATGGCAAAATCCGCGAGATGAAAAACGCGCGCTCCCCTCGATCTGCTGCGGACCTACTTGGGGCCGAGCCCGCGCGCCGTGGCCGCCGCCCCGGTGAAGGCGGACGCGCGCCGACTCCGACCCGCGACCGGCTGAACGAAGCGCAAGCCGTCTTGGCCGAGACGCGCGCGGCGAAGCTGCGGGGCGAACTCGTGCCCGCCGCCGACGTAGAATCGGCGTGGGCGGCGATCCTGCTGGAAGTGCGCGCCGGAATGCTCGCGGTGGCGGATCGCGTGGGCGCCCGCCTGGGCGATCTCACGCCGGCCCATCTGGCGATCATCGACTCCGAAATCCGCGAGGCCCTGACCGCGCTGGGCGAAGGGCGCGGCCGTGGCGTTTGATCTGCTAGCCGATACGCAGGCGCGCGCGCTTGCCCGCCTGATCCCGCCGCCGAAGTTGGAGCTTGGGGCGTGGATGGAATCCACCGTGAGGCTTCCTGCGTCCGCGTCGGCGCTTCCTGGGCGCATCCGGCTTCACCAATGGCAACGCGGCCTAGCCGAAGCGATCAGCGACCCCAGCATCCGCCGGGTGAGCGTCCAAAAGTCGGCGCGCGTCGGCTATACGACGGTTTTGGTGGGCGCCATCGGTTCGACCGTGGCGAACGAGCCGGCGCCGACGCTCGTTATCCTGCCCACGGAAGCCGACGCTCGCTCTTTCATGGTGGACAACCTAGAGCCGACGTTCGCGGCGACTCCGGCGCTGCGCAGCGCGCTCGCGGACGATCACGACGAAGCCGGCCGCAACACGCTTCTAGCCAAGCGCTACCCCGGCGGCTCGCTCACGCTCGCGGCGGCGCGGTCTCCGCGCAACCTGCGGGCCCGCACGGCGAAGAATGTCTTCTTTGACGAAGTGGCCGGTATGGAGGTCACGGCCGAAGGCG